ACGTGAAACAATGACACGCTTGGGTCCGTAGTGGATTATGTGAAATTATAAAAGGGGTTGTATTCTAGAATATGTATGCTATACTATGAGTGTAAAGAAAAGAGGGAAACAAGATGACACATATTGAACAAAGATTTTATGGAACATGTACAAAAAAGAATTTATTGTGGAAGGCTAACATGGTTAAAGAAAGATTTAACAATGCTAACTTTAAAGCAAAGAGAAGTGGATGGCAACAAAAAATTAATAGAGTCGAAGTTGTAGATCATGGTACGGCTGTTTATTTTTGGTGTAGTCATATGAGTAACTTCGTTGTTTATGGTGGTTCTAAAAAAGGAACGTATAACAAATTATGCGATATGTTATTACATATTTGTTTCGAAGAAAATAAAGATTATATTAGTCTTTCAGATTTTATTGTAAAGAGGTAGCAATTATGAAACATTATAGTATTAGAAACATTTGTATTGATTATGATGGTATTACAAATGAGCGATATATTTCTAAAAATAAATTGAAAAAAGTTGTATATAATTTCATTTATGGACAAATAAGCAAACCTATGTTGGACGACATGGAAAAACATAATATTAAAGTGCGTGTTTATTGGCACTATGACTGGTGGCAACCTGTTGTTTATATTCCTCCATTTTGTGATTATGTTGATGTATTATATGAATTAGCTGAGGATTTGGGATGGTATTGTTATGAGTAGAATTTACAAACATTCACATAATCCAAGTGAATTAACTATGGATAATGTGAATCAAATTGTGGATATCATTGAAACTTACTTATGTGATTATAAACTTGGCTTTCATCTAGTATACCAGCGTAGGCATTTAATTCGGATGGATATTCGTAAGCTGAACTCGAAAAGTGTTATAGCTACATATTCGTTTCGCTATAGTACTATGACGTTATTTAAACGTAAGGTTCTACAGGGCGCTGTATCACTTGAGGATATGATTAAAGAGAACGAGAGACGTGGGTATGAGTATTTACAATAATTTAATGCTTGCAAGTTGGGTTATTTGGGTGTTATTATCTCTGTATCAAGTTTATAACCATTGTAAAGGCAACTTTAAATATTATAAAATATCTAGTCGTTATGTTAATTTTATTGTATTGTTGATTGTAATGTTGGTTATGTGGTTTGTTCTAATAAATATGAAATATGATGAATTAATGGAGGTGTGTCATGTAAGATATTAAAGTGTTATGACTTCACTAAAAAGCGTGCAAGTTGTAAAAGGGTTTTATGCTTAAACAGGATTGACAACGTAAAATAAACAAATCGAAAAAGCAATGTTAAAATTAAAAGGAGAAAAAATTAATATGGAAAATTTAGGAAATGAAGTAATGACAATGGAAAATAGTGGTTTAAATGGTTTAGTAGTAACGGATGACATGAGTTATGAACAGCGTGTCAACTTGTTCAACGCTGTTAACAACGCTGAGGGATTGAGCGATCAAGTTGGAAAAGATTTATTTTTAACAGGCTTTATCGTTCAAGATGTAGAAAAGGAAAATGAGAAAACAGGTGAGATTATCTGTAGCAAGTTAATTACTGTAATTGATAAAGAAGGTAAGGCATACGCTACAAATAGTAAACCTTTCTTGCAATCATTAAAGCAGCTTAAACAAGTGTTTAACTATGATTGGACAAAACAACCAATTCACGTTGTGATTATTCAGAAAAAATCAAACGCAAGCTCAAATAAATATTTGTCAATGGCTGTAAAATAGCCTAGTTAATTAAGGGTGTTAGCCAAACACCCTTTTATTTTTGACTTAAAAGGGGGTGTTTAAATTGGCTAAAATGAGAAAAAGTACGAAAGACGTTAAGCGTCTTAGAAATGCAATAGCAAGCGCCAAGAGAACCGCAACGAGGGCGCAAAACCTAGGGCAAGACGTTGTATTTAATGACATTCGTTCTATAAAAGATTTTAATGATCGTAAAGAATTTAATAAGTATTTGAGAGATATCGATAAATTTAATAAAGAGAATCGTTACATTGAAAATAGGTACGGTGTTGTTTTCAATCGAAATGACATCGAAAAGGCTAATAAGCTAGTGGATAAACAGAATAAGCAAAGAAAAAAACTAGCTAAAAGTGTCGGTCTAACGAAATTAAAAGAAACAAAAGGCGGTATTGCAACGGGTGTTAGTGTTAGAAACGCTTTATCTGTTTTAAAAGATGACAGAGGCGGATTTTTTGAACCCGTCCACCATGTTAATATTCAGAGTTATAGATATCCTAAACAATTAGCTAATCGAATTGAAAGTTTAGAGGAAAATACTAAAAAGAAAAATAAAAAAATTACGAATTTAAGATTGAATTATGAAACAGCTTTAGGGAAACATGTTAGAGGCAATATAATTACAGAAGAAGAAGCGAAAGAAATTTTAAAAGATATAAAATCATTATCAGATAAAGATTTTATAAAATGGTTTTATCAAGAAAGAAAAGCATTGAACACGTTTAAATATTTAGATTTAAGCCGTGAGTATACAGAAAACCAAATGTTTGTTAATGAGCAGCTTAGTCGAGCGTTAAAATCTGATATGGCAGATGTAAGAGAAAGTTTAGCCGTATTTACCGGACGCGCTTATGTTAAAAATGGTGTTGTTAAGTATAAATAATGTAAAGGGGGTTGTAGTATGGCAAAGAAAAAAGGTCCGAAAGAAATTTGGGCGTGCGATTTTGAAACTACAACCGACCCTTTAGACTGTAGAGTGTGGGCATGGGGTGCGAGTTTTGTTGAAGATTCGACCATAAAAGAATATGGAAATAGTATAGACGGGTTTATTGAATGGTGTAAAGAAAAAACGCGAAAATTGTATTTCCATAATCTTGCGTTTGATGGTGAGTTTATTGTAAGTTGGCTTTTAAATAATGGCTATGAATATTCGGAAAAGCCTAAAACCGGATGTTTTAAAACAATTATCTCTAATACGGGTTTATGGTATTCAATTGAAATCTGGTGGAAATATTCCATATATAGATCAACGAAAACAACTATATGGGACTCGTTTAAATTAATTCCATTTAGTATTAAAAAGATCGCACATGACTTTAATTTACCAATTCGTAAATTAAAGTTAGATTATACGGCTAAAAGAGAAAAAGGACACGAGTTAACACCACACGAAATAGATTATTTGTTTAACGACATTGATATTGAGGGAATGGCTCTTAACGAATGTTTTAAGTTAGGATTTAACAAAATGACGGCAACAAGCTGTAGTTTTGAATCGTTTAAGAAAACCTTACCTATGGCGTTTGAAAAGATATTCCCAATATTAGAAATGAATGTTGACAGAGATTTAAGACCGGCTTACGCTGGCGGCTTTGTTTGGGCTAATCCGGAACTAAAAGAACAGGAAATATCACAAGGTATTGTATTTGATGTAAACTCACTTTTTCCCTCACGTATGTACTACGAAAATTTGCCGTACGAGACACCTATTTATTTTGAAGGGGAATACCAGCATGATAATGAGTATCCGTTGTGGGTAGGCGTGATTAGTTTTGCGTTTGATATTAAAAAAGATCATATTCCTTGTATTTCATTAGACAAGTTTAGTCGATTTTTTGGAAGTAAAAAATATGTGGATAGTTCAAACGGTGACGTTGTACGAATGACTGTCACGAGTGTGGATTGGGAGTTATTTAATGAACAATATGATATTTATGATGTGGAGTTTCATAATGGGTATAAATTTAGAGGTTGTGTAGGCATTGCAAGGCAGTTTATTGATGAGCAGATGGAAGTTAAGAAAAATTCCAAAGGTGCACAGCGATTTATCGCTAAAAGAAAAATGAACTCTGTTTATGGAAAATTCGCAACGAACCCAAATGTTACACCTAAAATACCTTTTATTGATGAGGATGATGGTATATTAAGACTTCATGATCCTATGTTTACAACTTTTGAAGATGGAGAAGTGAAAGAGGTTATTGACGAACAATTCAGAGACCCTATTTATTTGCCCTACGGAGAATTTGTAACAGCCTATGCACGTAAGTATACAATTACTACCGCACAAAAGGTAGGTATCCATCGAGTTGCTTATATTGACACGGACTCTATACATTTAGTAGGTACACAAGTTCCGGACGCAATTAAAGATATTATTGATGATAAAGAATTAGGCTATTGGGGTTTAGAATCCATATTTAATAGATCTTATTTCATTGGTGCTAAAAGTTACGTGGAAGAAATTGAAATCAGTTATAAAGAATATGTAGAGCACCAGCAAGAGTATATTGATGAGAATGACTGTAAAGACAATTTGTATTATATTCGTGGTGGTGTCTGTTATTACTTGAACGTGAAATGCGCCGGTATGACAGAGAAGGCGAAACAGAATGTAACATATGATAACTTTAGAGTTGGAAATGTAATTAATGATTGTTTAAAGAAAACACATGTTCCCGGTGGTATTGTATTAGTCGATAGACAATTCAGCATAAAGAGTAGGTGATAAAGTGATAAGTGTTTTAACAAGTATATTGTATTATTTATTTATGGCATTTTGCTGTTTAAGCGTCACATTTCTATTTACTGTATATATTATAGGGATGGGGCTAATGATTATTTGGATTATAAAGGAGTAGAAAAATGGATTTTATAAATTTAATGGTTTTAATTTGTATTATTTGTATTATTGTATTAGTAATTTTTAGTTTGGTTATGTTTTGTAAATATGAGTCATTAATTGATAATTATAAATATTTGAATAATGAGCTTGATAGTTTAAGTTATGAAGTTTATCATCGTGATAACGCAATATTTAAAAAGTGTGATAAGACTCTAAAAGAATTTAATGAAATCATGTTCGGAAGTCCTCCACTTAAAAATAAAGTTGTAGTTGTCCGATCTATAAAAGATTATGATTATTCAGCCTATCGAAAAGATATTGATATGTTAAACCAATATTTAGAAAACGGCTGGAGTATTGTGAACCATGAAACGAATGAATTTGTTCACACATATATATTAGGTAAACCGTTGGCATGGTATGAAGAAAAAGAAGGTGATGAGGATGATGAGCGAAAAATCGAAAGAGCATAGAAACCAATGGTATCGAGATCATGTAAATAAATATTGCATATGTGTAAATAAAGATGAAGTTGAAGTTGTTGGATACATTGAAGATTTATTGAAAAAGAAAAAGTTTAGTAAATATGTTAAAGATAAAATTAAAGAAGATTTGTCAAAGAGTGAATAGCATGGTAATATATGACCGTAAGGAATAAAGAACGGAAATCAGACATGTATGTTAGGTTTACTCGCGGTGAAACGTGCTAACAACATAATTAGGAATAGTAATCTAGCTGGTAACACTTTAAACTTTACAATCTATATTTATGAAACCCTCATAAAAGAGGGTTTTATTTTTTATTGACTTTAAAATATTATTAGCATATATTAATAAATAGAAGGGATGTGTAAAAATGGAACGTGATGAACTTAGAAACAAGTTTACGGAAGTGTTAACGGTTGAAGATCAAGCGGAACGTTCAACTATGCTGAATGATATGCGCGCGGAAGTCGAAAAAACTTATACAGAATTAGACAATTTGAAAGCCGAAAACACAAAATTAGTTGAAAAGAATACTTCTTTAACAGAAGCGAATTCTAAACTATTTATGCAGATTGGTGTTGAAAAATCGGGCGGAGAAAAGCCAAAACATGAGGCGCCAATGGATTTAAGAAAATTAGGTATTTAATGAAAGAGGTGATTTAGATGTCAAAAACAACAGGAAAAGACGTAACTAAAACGTTACAGAATGATTTAGGGATGGACCATGAACCAACAGGGCAAGAAGTCGCTAGTGCTATGTATGCAATGAGTTCTAGCAATTTTAGGAGTACGATTGGTGACCCTAACGAAGTGAGTTCTTTAGAGTTCATGAGCGGTTTACTAGAATATCCGGATACTTTAGGTGTTGAGTTTATGAATTTAGCAACACGTATTGGTAAAGTAATTGCGCATAGGAATATTTTAACAAACAAATTAGCACCATTTAAAATGGAAAATATGCCTTTGGGCTATACTATGGAAGAATATTTCGTTGAGTGCGCAAAAGAGCACGAATACAATCAAGCGGACGCGGAGTACACTTTATTTAGAAGATGTTTACCGGATATTAAAACAGCTTTTTACGTAGTAAACAGAAAGTCATACTACCCAGCAACAATTACAGACGATGATTTACGTAAATATTTTGTGACTTGGGATGGTGTAAACAGTTTGATCGCGCGTATTGTTGATTCTATGTATAATGGTGACAATAAAGATGATTATAACTATATGAAATCCGCTTTAGTTACTCACTATGAAAATGGACACATGAAAATTGTAAATACGAACGCTGTTACAGATACGGATACAGCTAAAGAATTAGCGCGTAAAATTACAGAATACGTATCTTATTTAACTGAACCAACTAACGAGTATAACGCTATGGCAGTTACCAAACAGAACGAATACGACGATATTTACGTTATTCTAAATGGTAAAACAAATAGCTACTTAAATATTGATTGGTTAGCTCAAACATTCCAGCTAGAATTTGCGCAATTCAAAACGCATGTATTAGTATTGCCAACTTTACCAAGCACAACACAAGGAACAATTGAAGCTATTGTATGTGATTCAGAAATTTACCGTGTATTTGATCAGAAGTATAGCGTTGGTGTTGCTTATAATGCTAAAGGTCTATATTGGAATTATTTCCTTCACCATTGGGAAGGAATTGCAACGAGCCGATTCGCAAACGCAATTGCGTTCGTTTCCGGAAATGTCGAGGAAGAAGTTACAGCTATTTACTCAAATCCACAAGTTGTAAGAGTTTGTGACGGTGAAACGATTACCGTACCGTTTACAGTACAAACAAGCGGTTTAAATGCTGAGTATAGATTGACTGTTACATCTAGTGATGAGGATAAAGTTAGAGCTATAATCGAAAGCGATTTGAGACACGTTAAGATTGAAGGTTTAGAGGGTATCGACGGTGAAGGCCTAGCAACTGTAACAATCAAAGATACATTTTCTAACGTAACTTGTGACATTAAGGTTGTATATAATGTTTATGGGCAAGCGGCATGAGTAGGACATGACACCCCTCCTTTCTATTATTTAGGTGAATTGCAACTTAGGAAAAAGAGTTATTAATTTAACTCTTTTTCTTTTATTTTTATTTGTTTTGTATTAGTATGTATTTGAAGGTGGTGAGATCATGTTAAGAAAAATTAAAAAGAAATCAGCAAGCCAAACAATTAAAGAACAGTTTGAGCAAAACCAAGAGATCAAAATAGATATTGATAATTTTTTGCCTAAGTTTGATGAGGTAAAGTTAAGCGGTAAAAACCTTGCTCAAAACTATGTGAGTGAGTTTAACACGGGTATGAATATTTACCAATGCTTAAATTATTTACAGGGTCATATCGGATGGCTTGTAAAAGCTGTGAACGATGTTGTTAAAAAATGGAATAAAAATATTGAGGATATGATTAAATATTGCATTGAATTGTCAAAAAGTGAATTTGATAAACATTGGGCAGAGTTAAAACCTCAAGTTATTGAATTAACAAAACAGACAACAATTAATCAATTTAATGAAAAATGGGAAGAGTTAAAGCCTCAAGTGATTGAATTAACAAAACAGACAACAATTAATCAATTCAATGAATCATGGGAAGAATTAAAGCCTCAAGTGATTGAATTAACAAAACAGACAACAATTAATCAATTTAATCAGTCATGGGAAGAATTAAAACCGGAGTTAACGCAATATGTGAATAATACTATCAATCAATATATTGATAATCAAGATTCTAAAATTGGTAAAATGTATGATGATTTATCAATCTTGTTAACCAACTTGAAAAACAGTGGCGCTTGGACACAAACGGGTGCAACTATTTTCGATGGTCATATGACAGACGGTAGAAACATCGCAACCGGTAATATTAACATCTTTGGTGGAAGTGTTGACGGCGGTTCTTATATCCGTACAAATAGCGGAAGTACCGAGAACGATTTGGCTGGTGGTGTATAATGGCATGGCAATATTTTTATGGTGCATATGACAACACCGGACCATATGCGAATGTTGTTTTAGGTGGCTCACCGGACAACACCGGACCTTTTGGAGCACCATTAGCAACCGCCCATGCGTCCGGATATGGTCGTGGTATTAATTTTACAGACAATGGAAATTATGGTGTAACGTTTATTTTAGATTTAGTCGGTTATGCTATAACAGACGCTGGACAGTATGAGGCAGATGGATATTATGTTGGTGATACTTCTACGCCGTATAATTATTTTATTATCATATCAAAGTCAACAGACAATCAAGCCTCATGGACTCAATTATTAAGAGAAAAGATATTTACACATACGGGCCAAATGCCATTAAATTATCTACAAGGATGGGATGGCACAGCAAGAGCGAGCCAGTGGTCTAAGTTTATCCAATTATCTAATGATACAACACATGTTAAAATTGAACTACAAGGTGAGGATGTAACTTTTCCACATTCAAACATTTATTCTATTCAGCAGGTTATTCCGGATTTTAGGCCGTGGGGCATTCGTAAAAGCGGTGTGTTAAAATCATTGAATAAAGACAGTGGATTTTTAAAAATAAGAAAATCAAACTCATGGAAGGACATAGCAAAATATAGTTATGATAAAGTAGGTAAGGAAAATCAAGGGACAAGTCGAATACGAAAAAATGGAAAATGGTTAGGACAAGGAAAAATAGGAAATTAAAAATAGTTGAACATTCAACTATTTTTTTATATTATAGAAAATGAAAGAGGTGATTAATATGAAAATTATTCTAGTGGCATTGGTTTTTAATGGTTTGGATTTAGTTACGGGTATCGTTGGAGCGTTACGTGAAGGTGAACAGATTAAATCTAATAAATTAAGAGACGGACTTTTTAAAAAGGTTGGTTTTATCTTTTGTTACACATTGGGTATTGCTATTAATTATGCGGAAACTTATTTAACTTTGCCTTTTGGGGTTGATTTAGTTCCGGTAATTTGTACATACGCAATTATCACAGAGGTGGTTAGTATCATCGAAAACATTTCTAAAATCAACAGTGATATTCTACCGGATAAACTAAAAGCCCTAATCGGATACAAAGAAGGTGAATAATATGGATTTTGATAAAATAAAGCAAAATATTTTAAATTCTAGTGAAACATCTACGAGCGAAAGCGAAAGTATTTCCGGTTCAGAACTCCATGAAGAATTTGAGATCAATAATTTTTTACCGGAGTTCGAGCCTTTAAAGTTAAGCGGTAAGAATTTAGCTCAGCAATATGTAAGTGCATTCAATACGGGTATGAATGTTTACCAATGTTTAAACTATTTGCAAGGATACGTTTATACATTAGTAACAGCAATGAATGAAACAATTGAGGCATGGAATACGGTAGTGCCATTATTGGAACAAGCCACAAAAGAATGGACAGACGAGGAATTTGACTATAAATGGTCAATCTTAAAACCTCAAGTTATTGAGCTTGTGACAAACTTAACAATTGAGACTTTTAATAAGGCATGGGAAGACTTAAAACCGGTTGTTATTAAATTGGCACAGGACACAACAGACGCCGAATTTAAAAAACAAAAGTACAGGTGAATTAATAGATTATGTTTATCTTATTCTAGATGATAATGTAACAGTTACAACCTCAAAAGATGATCCACAACTTACATATACTACAATAGCAATTAAATATTTACCGTATTTCGCTAAACTTAAAACAGACACACCAGTTGCTGGGCAATTACATGTTAACATGTGTATTTCAATTATTTTAGAAAAAACTAGCTCATAAGCTAGTTTTATTTTATTATATAGTAGGAGGTATTAATTATGGATAAAAAAGAATGTGAATTATCAAGTATATATAAGATGAAAAAACCGGAAGATATTCCATATAATTTACCGGAAGGTCTAAGCGTTTATTTTTATATCGAGTTTTATATGCAAGCTATGCACATACTGAAAAATGTAGATTATGAGCGCTATAATATCTGTAAACAGAAACTACAAGAATTAACAATAATAGAGGAGGAATTAAATTTATGAAACCCGGCCAAAAACTAGTACATGATGGTCATGAGGTTTGTTTGTTTCCAATGGAAACAATGAACATCACGCAATGGTCAAGTCCAGCAGCCGACTCACATTGCTGTGGGCATCCATTCGATAATGCAATTAGTGGACAGGTTCGCGTGCCCGTGTATGCCCCTTTTTCTTGTCATTTATGTTATAGCGATAATGAAGGTAATACGCGCGCCTACAGTTCAGACAATCCCGTATTAACACCAAACGGATTAAGCTATGTTACGGTAAGTTTTACGCATGACCCGAACCCACCAACCGCAACACAATATAAACAAGGTGACCTAATTTATCATACGGGAACGGCTGGAATGGCTACGGGTGACCACTGTCATATCGACCAAACGTTTACACAAAATGCCGGACTCGTCTATTATGGTGTTACATGTAGGTATGGGAATCAATGTTATGCTTTAAGCGGTTCAGAGTTACCGAATAATGTATTTTATGTGAATGACACAAATATTGTGAATGGATATGGGCAAGAGTGGAAAACGTTTGAAGGTGGACAACCTCCAACACCCGAACCCACTTACAAATACACTAAACATTATTTTATGTTAGATGGCCTAGGAATTGATTTTGGATTTTATAAAACAAAAGAAGAGATCAAACCCGAACCGCCAACACCAACAAGTGAGTGGTTTATACCCGGTGATATTAATAATACGCGACCACTTACAGAAGATGAGTCCAAACAAAATTGGTTAGCATTTTGGCAGTTTTTTAAAGCGAAAGGTTGGACCGCAAATGCAGTTGCTGGTATATTAGGTAACTCCTATTTTGAAAGTACAGTCAACCCGAACCGATGGGAAGGTGATGTACCTTTTGCACAACCGGTTGCTAGTCGTGGTTATGGTTTAGTTCAATGGACGCCGTGGACAAAGATAATTGACTGGCTAAAAGAAAAAGGGTATTACCCAGATGTTTCTAAGTTTGGTTTAGGTGAATGTGAAAGAATTCAATGGGAAATGGAAAACAATCAGCAATGGATAGCTACAGCAGCCTACCCCGAAAGTTTTGCGAGCTTTTCAAAGTCAACAGCCGACCCGTACACACTAGCTATAGAATTTTTAGCAAACTATGAAAGACCAGCCGACCCGAACCAACCACAAAGAGGAACTAAGGCACGTGAAATATATGACTACATAAAAGACAAATAAAATAGTTGAACATTCAACTATTTTTTACTAATATAAAATAAAAGGAGATGATTAAGATGAGTATAGGAGTCGTTAACAGTCAATTTACTCCGCAAAGTAAAATTTACCTATTAAAAGGGTTAGAAATTGACGCAATGAATAATACGTTTTGGGGTGCATTCGATACCCCCGATAAACAATTTAATTTTTTTATTAATAATTATGATCACATCGTTTTTGAAAATTACACGTATCAAAGAAAAGATGGTACGGTAGTAGTACCCGGTTTATATGATGATCTACGTTTATACAATTATTTAATTTATCAAAATGGAGATACAGGTAATAAAGCAAAATGGATTTACTGTTTTATTACTAGTTTAGGATATCTAAATGATAACGCAACAAGTATTAGTTTTGAAACGGATGTAATACAAACATGGCGTTTTGAGATTGAAAGTAACTTTATGGAGTCATATATAGCTTATGAGCATAGACCGCAATATTATGATAATGGTGATGGTGTACAACGACCATGTATTAATACTCAACCCGAAAATATAGAAGTTGGTACAGATTTAATTTCAGATAAACAGTATTTAATAGACCCTAACCAAAATACTAGTTTTGCCGTTATAGGTATGACATGTGATATGTCCGGAAAAGATAGCTACACTAACGCACAGCTAGGCGCGCCAAGTCAAGTTAACTATTATATATTCCCTTTTAATAGATATACGGGAAATGATATAAAATCTTTAAAAATTGGCAGCGTAAGCGGTGCAACTGTAACAATCTCGGGATTATCAGCCGTTTTAGACGCGTTACGAAAAAATGAAAAATTAGTCGGTAAATGTGTATCCATTATTGTAACCAATTCAATACCGGGCTTAGTTGTTGAAAGTGGCCAAGTTGTGATTAAACGCGACTGCTTTAGCGGTGAGCAGCAAGGAGATTATCAAATATTAACTTATAAAGCTAAGACCATGAATGACATGCTAGAAAATGATTTAAACGCATTCCCAAAAACACAGGTATATAATATACCGGCTTTTATTGGATTTAGCGAATTTACTAAAATATACACGTATCCTTACAGTTATTTAGTCATTAGCGATAATAATGGAACAACAAAAGCTTTTAAAAATGAATTATGGCAGGATATGAAAAACGCTCAATTTATTTGTGTGGGGTCACCAAACAGTTCAAAAATGAATATTATGCCATTAAATTATAAAGTAACAAAATCAAATGATTCTTATTCAAGTTTAATTAATTTAGAGAATTCGTTTGAATCTCAGTATGAGACTAGCTTACCTATTATTAGTGATACCACCGCTTTAATGTTACAATCCTCACGTAACTCTATGAACGTTGGATTATCAAACATTAGACGGTCAAACGAAACAAATTCAGCTATAGCAAGCGCAACCGGTAATGCGCTAAGCGCACAAACAAGTTTACAGAATAACTTGAATTTAAGTGTGACCGGAAGAAATGCGAATCTAGCTAGTAATTTGAATGATCTACAAAACAAATCGAATATGATCAATGCGAGTATAAGCGCTATTGGTGGGTTAAGTGGTGGTATTGCCAGCGCGCTAACCGGTAATATTGGTGGTGCGGTAGGTAGTTTAGTTGGAGCTGGTTTAGGTATTGGGCAAACCGCAATGCAAAACCAAATCAATACAAAACAGACTAACTTACAAAATGCAAACGCTCTTGCAAATGCAAATGCACAGGCAAGTGCTAACAGCCAATCCACCGCAATCGGAAATCAATTAAGACAGTTAACAACACACTATCAAAATCAAACAAATATCCAGAACGCTATGGATAGTTATAACGCTCGTATTCACGACGCACAAGCTACCGCCGACAGTATTGTAACCGGTTCGAATGATTTAATGCGACAAATCGCATTAGATTTGAATACATTCGTATTATATGTTTATCGACCTACAGACGAATATAAACAGAAGCTAGAAAAAATATGGAACATGCGCGGATATGCTACAAATACAGTTGACTACCCTAATTTACGATCTAAAGTATCATGGAACTATATTCAAACTGTAAAATGTAATATCAAAGGTACAAACATCGACCCGAACGACTTGGAAAAAATCAAACGTGTATTTAATAATGGTATAACACTATGGCACACTAAAAATGTTGGTGATTATTCGCAAAATAATGGTGAAAGATATTCGTATACGCAATGTGATAAATACGGAAATTATAAAGAAAGAAAAGTACATTAATAGAAAAGGTTGACGGTTCAACCTTTTTTATTTAACATATAATTAAAAGGAGATGATTTAAAATGGATTTATTGAATGACACGAGTTCGTTTACAGATTATTGTAGGAATGCTGTAGATGTTGCTACTATGAACAATGGGGAGGCTGACTTTATTTATTACACATATTTACAAATGTTGAGTTTGAATATGTTTAAATATAAAGGTTTGCCAGAGTCCATTAATACATTCTATCTAGAATATATCTTACAAACACGTGGTTATATTGGTTTTTATGATGATGAAAGATTAGGCTTAATTTGTAGTGAAATCACATTAGGCGGTCGGTTAAACCACTATCAAATGCCTACAGATTATCATACAGTATCCACAAGCCCACTTATTAAAAAGAATCTAACAAGTGAGGAGTGTGTTGTTATGAAAAACAGTCCTTTGTATGTGGGTATCTTCCCATACTTAAATTTTTATGCTAAAAAATTAGCTTTAACAAGTCGGACTATGGACCAAAACTTAACAATGCAATGGACGCCGTATATTATTACGGGTGATAGGCGAATGTTACAACAATTTAAAGTATTTATGAAAAAGATTTTGCAAGGCGTGCAAACGATCTTTACCTCAAAAGGTTTTAGAATGGAAGACGTGAACGTGTTACAGACAAACGCACCTTTTATAGCGGATGAATTGCACGGTATGAAACAAGCGATTTTACGTGAATGCATGACTCTATTAGGAATTGAAAATGCGAACATGGATAAAAAAGAAAGATTAGTTGCGGATGAGGTCAACGCAAACAATCAACAGGTTATTGCTTCCCGTAACATTTGGCTAAGTGAACGTAAAAAAGCGATTGAAGAATTAAATAAGAAATTTAATTTGAACGCTAGTGTTGAGTTTGCACCTTACGAGGACTTTGAAGAAATCTTAAAATTGATTGAGTTAGACGGTAACACAAGCCTTACAGATTTTAAAGATGATCTAACAATTAAAAAAGAAGGTGATTAATATGTTTAAAAAATTAAAAGTACCTAATTATTTGTTAACTTTACAAAGTCCGGTGCTTGCTGAAAACACCGAGACTATTTGCGGAGTCTGTCACAACCTAGCATTTACAGAGTTAATTGACGCTCAATATGAACTAAGTGATATGGAAGTGTTAGAGATCGCTCGAAAAAAGATTTTTGATTTTAATTATCCTTTTTATGACGACCCCGAAAGACGTAAGGCGTTAGAAACGGGAATTTTAAAGCATTTTTGGTTTGATGAAATTGGACAAGAAACTTATGCATATTGGAAATTTGAACTTCAACATTGGTTTGAAATCAACATGGATAGATATTATACGTTATTTAAAACTATCCCATTTCAAGATCAAGACGACCCAACAGCGAACACAAACTACACAGAAACTTACACACGAGATAGTAAAGGAAACACACAAGCAAGTGGAGAAGATACATCTATCGCTTTACAGTCTGTAACTCCCGAGGGACGTGTTGACATTGAAACAAACGACTATGTTAATAATATTGCTAAGACTATCACTAAGCCTAAAAGTGCCAATGATACGACAGGGCATGAAGAATACAGCTTTAAGCGTAAAGGTAATATCGGTATTCAGACATTAGCGGAAGTGTTACAAGGTTCAAGGCGTGCGGTTATTACAATTGAAAATGACTTATATACAGAATTACAGGAATATGGATTATTCTTTAATATTTTTTAGGAGGTAGAAATATGAATATTAATGTAAATAAATATTATGATTATAGGAGAAAAGTTTTAGGTACATATGTAGATCGTGATGGTGCTTACGGTTCTCAATGTTGGGATTTATATTTTGATTGGTGCGAAAAGAACGGATTTAAAGGTGCTAATTGTACATCTAGCGGATATGTTAAAGATATTTGGCTAAACAGAGAAACAAATGGAATGACATACAATTGTGTTGAAATCACAGAACTACAGCCCGGTGCAATCGTTGTTTTTAAAGAAGTGCCAAATATTACGCCTTGGAGTCATGTTGCTATTTTTGACAGTGATGTAAACGGTGTATACGGTCGCTTTTTAGGCGCTAACCAAGGAGACAAGAACGGTCTAGTTAATATCGTTACACTACCATATTCAGCAACATTTGATACGGCTTTTATGCCTAAAGCTATGATTTTAAATGATGAAAAAACTGAAAAGGTATTAAATGAAATTCCAAGTGATTTTATTAAAGAATATGGTACTTTCTACCCAAATTGTACAATTAAAATCAGAGAAGCACCGAGCCAAAAGGGTAATGATACAGGTTTATATTATACAAATGGTATGAGTGTACGATATGACGGTTATGTTAAGCGTGATGGCTATGTGTGGATTAGCTGGATTGGTTCAAGTGGATCAAGGCGTTGGATGGCAGGCGGTGAATTAAATTCAAAGGGTATTAATTACTTGCCATATGGAGTGTTTAAATGACACAAGCAATAGATTGGTATACTCCGTCTAATATAAAGTCATACAATAAATTTCTAAATTTCATCATCGGAGGTCGTGGGATTGGTAAAACATATGGATTTAAAAAAGACTGTATTAGTCGATATAAGAAAATAGGAAAACAATTTCTTTACTTGAGACGCTATAAAACGGACCTTAAAAAAATAAAAACATTTCTAAACGATCAATTTGAAAATTTTAAAGATGATGAGTTTAAAATTACAGGTGGTAGCAATTTTACCACCTTTTATATAAATGGTTGTGAAATGGGTTACGCAACATCTTTAACAGCATTCGCGAGTTTAAAATCAACAAGTTATGTAGATATCGACACAATTATTGTGGATGAATTTATACCGGAAAAGGCTGGTTTTAATGCCTACATCCCGAATGAAGTAGAAATACTATTAAATATTATTGACTCAATATTTAGGCAAAGAGAAGGACATGTATACCTATTAGCCAATAACGCGAGTATCGTCAACCCATACTTTAGTTATTTTGGTATCACACCCGACCCGAACAAAGAATTTAATACATTCAAAGGTAATGAATCCGTGGAGCAGATCGTTGTACAAATTTGTCATAATGAATATAGAAAAGGAAATCAAGAAAAATCGAAATTTCATAAGTTAATATCGGGAACAACATACGGTGATTATAACGCTGGTAAGTTTGCATATGATACAAACGACTTTATTAAGAAGAAAACAAATGTTTGTGATTATTTATGTACACTATACTATGATGATAGCTATTATGGTGTATGGATAGATATGAACACAGGTTATGTTTATATCAACCAACAGATTAATAAGGAATATGGATATTGTTATTCGATTGGTAATAATAACCGTGAAAATATGATGATTGCGAAATTATGGCGTAAGGACCAACGGCTAAATTTACTAGTGAGATCATATCGAGATGGATGCGTTTATTACAATAACCAAGAAACAAAACGTTTATTAAGCTATATATTGAGTAAATATTAAAAGAGTGATATTAATTATCACTCTTTATCTTTCAAATCTTTAAGCCCAAATCTTTAAAATTATATTTATTTACTGTGTATAAACTATAATCGTGGTTATATCCATATTTTTCATAATACCTAATATATGTCTCCCAAATAATACTATAATCTGTAGAATGCGCTACAATTAAACCATCATACACAAAATAGAATTCTAATTCAATTTTAATATGTTTGTTCATCATATACCATCCTTCTTAACTTTTACAGTTAACAGCTAAGCAAATAAATAATAACACTAATAACATCATTATTTAACCTCCTTATTAGTTTGCTTAGTAAAATAAGCCACAATTGCAAATGCAAGCATTTTATTACAATCTTCTGTATCATTATAAGCTTGCATAGTCATATAATCTAAAACAGCATGATCAACATCATTGACTTTAATATCTTCTAATATAGCTCTACGTCTATTAAATGGAAGATACAAATTTAAATCAATATTGCAAGTATCACCATCATTTTGTAAAATTTCGTATTTAGCGACTTTAATATCATCATAAAGTAAAAATACAACTTTACCGTATTTACCACAACTTAACATAACTACCACCTACCAATTCTCACTATACATGGATACGAACACATTATTAATATACTCATGCCTTCTAACACTTACAAGTAATAAATAATATTGCCTGTAACTAATCAAACCTTGATTATAATAGGATCGTATTAAGTTCTCTCTTTCAATGTCGCTTGTAACACCAAGTGTTCTATTTAATTCAGAACACAAGCGATTGAGGTTAGTGTAATTACTCATACTCTAGCCCTTCTTCACAATCCTACAAACTTCTTTTAAGCAGTTCGAAATACTTTCATTTAATTCAACATAATCAAGATAATCAATATCTAGATCGTTATAAATATCCTCACACATACGAATACAAATATTCGTATAGTCACTAACAGCTTGTAAAACATTGGCTAATTCATGCCATCCATAAATTTTAGCCAGTACATCATCACGTTGCTTACGGATTAAATCATCATACTTTTGTTTTGTCATCTTGTTTCCCTCTTTTCTTTACACTCATAGTATAGCATACATATTCTAGAATACAACCCCTTTTATAATTTCACATAATCCACTACGGACCCAAGCGTGTCATTGTTTCACGT